TATGCTGTTAAAGCACGTTTGATATCTGGTTCGCCTTTGAATGTGTCTTTGATATCATCCACATCACAGTCGTTGTCGATCAAGATAGCCACAACTGTTTCAGCTGCTTCATCTCGATCTACGGTGTTTACATAACGCTTGAGTTCTGACCACATCTCGCTGGCCACTGCTACTGCTTCATTCATTCTGCTGTCTCCTCGACCGTACTTACCTCTTCCTTGTGATTTCCAAAGTCTGCCATAGCGCGGTCCAAACAGCCTTCTTCGTTGGCTTCCCATTTCTTGCGGAACTTCTTGATGATCTCGCCGTCGCTGGTAACAAACACTAGACTGTTGCCTTCTTTCTTTAGCAGACTTCGTTTCTCCATGAGATCTACCATGCCAGAGAAAGGACTCATTCCTGTTTCATAAGGAATCTTGACCTGCACACCTTCAAAAGGTTTTGCGTAACGTGTTTTCATAACCTTGCAAGCAGCACGGATACCCATGACATCAGTGATCTTGTTGCCGTCCTCGTCCTCTTTGAGTTTGAGTTTCTTCATGGCCACTACGATCGAGCTGGCATAGATGAAGCCTTGACCGCCGGATATCTTGTCATCCGGATCAAACATGTCCTGACTTGCGTATGTGTGGTTGGTACAAACCAAGCCCACATTGTAACTACCAAACATGTTCACGCAGTTACGCACAAGACTGGTAAGTGCTTTGGGCTTACGGCCCATGTCACCTTTCATATCGCCTGCATCGAACTGATTCACATCAGTGGGTGTAAGCAACATGCCCAGGCTGTCAATCACGAACATGACCTTAGGACGCTCACCGTCGGGCAGAGCTTTGTAGTCGCTCATAAATGTACTGATTGTTTTGGCCACATCGTCGATCATGGCCATACTTAATTTAAGCAGTTTGTCTTGACTGGTATCAACTCCTAGTGCCTTGAGCCAGTCTTCGTCCAGTGCGTTTTCGCTGTCAATCAGCACTACATAGATACCCTGTGCCTGGGCGTTCTTGATGATGTTGCCGGAACAGATATAGCTTTTGCCTGCGCCTGATTCACCTGCAAAAACAGTGACTTTACCTAGTGGAATACCTTTGTTAAAGTCTCCTGAGATAAGATAGTTCAAGGCATAGTTGCCTGTAGAGATCCAGTCCGTAGGATCGTTGAAGCCGATGCTCAATCCTTCGATTGATTTGGTGATTTCCTTACGGAACTTGCTTACGTCAAATGGTTTTCCCATGATAGTTTCCTTTTATGCTAATTTGTAAAGTTCTTTGAATATATCTTGGCTGTTCAATCCGCGTCGTTGATCTAGGACAGACAAGTCCACAAATGACTGCTTGAGATTTTTTTCAAATGGTATTGTTAGATATGCTAACATGTTTCGATAACTGTCTTCCAATAAGTAACCTGGATGTTGATTGATCTTGTTCTGCAATGTGCTGCCTAACGATTGTAACACGATATCTGGAAGATGTCTAATATTTAGGTAGAGTGGGTCGGTTAAGGCACCGATTATGTAACTGTTGTTATGGAATCCCATGCTCTTCAAAAAATCAACACAACCAAACACACTTTGATAGTTCAACAAAAAATGCAGCATGTTGAAACTGATACGGTGATCTAGTTTTCTGATCGTGTCAAGATTATCCAAGAAATCCAACCAACGACCACCATGTCTGATATATTCAAATTCTTCTTCGATGGTTTCTATGCTCACCGTCCAATGAACATTTTCAAACTCACATATTTTGTCAAACACTCGAGTATCCACCTTGCTGAGATTGGTATTGATACGCAGATTTACTCCCGGATTGGTTGATTTTAAGAGATCCAGAAGTTCTTCGTTCTCCTTCATTAGCAAAGGTTCGCCACCAGCAAGATAAACATGTTTTAATTTATGTGCATTGTCAAAGATGTAATTTTTAAATTGTTGTTTTTGGATAGCGGTAGGGGTGTCAAGATATTCATTGAGTTCTGCTGCCCATTTGCTGCTGAAATCAGGTCCGCAGTATATGCAAGAAAAATTACAAAGATTGGTCCATCTCACATCAACTGTTTGTAGATCAAAATTGCCAGATTGATAAGTGTTGGTTGGAACTTTTTTAAGTTCTCGTATGTAAAAAATACGATCACTGATGATGTTGAACCCAGATTTATCACCTTCTAGATCATAGCAGGTATGACAAGCGGCTACCGGTTGATTGTTGGCAATATTTTGTTGAGCCGATACATTAGTGGATCCTAACACAATGTCTTGTATAGCATCGTGTTTAAGATCTCCAATTGCACCGGCACTACGGATACAGTTCTTGACTTGACCATCAAAATTATACATCAACCCAGTCCAAGGCATGGGACAAAAAGTCCTATTGGTCAACATATCTTTTGGTGTCATAATCCCAATGGTCCGTTGGCCGATCCCAACGATAATTCTTGGAACACCATATTTTGTTGATGGGCATTGACCATGGCAGCAATCACAGTATCAGCCCATGCATCAACATCACAGTAGGGATATCCATGAATCTGTCCTGGTTGTGTGGCTACAGCACCTGGTCTTATCAAAGTGATACAGGGCCAGTCATTTTTCCAGCGTAATTGATTTATAGCCTGTTCGAGGGCTAGTTTCTGAGTACGGTAAGCACTCATACTGAGTTCGGACTGTCCGGGTACCGGTGGGTCCACTGGACACTGTGCCATCATGGTGCCAATGCACCATATGTGTTTGTTGGGTTGCCCTTGCCACGATTCCCACACAGCATATAACAATTCAGTTTGAGCATACCCAGCTTGTGCGTTATTGATAAACATATCGCAAGGTTCTATTTTAGCAGCAATCTTTGGGATCACTCTAATGTTGTGACCATCACGTTTACTAAGCCCCACTATCTCATGACCTCGTTGACTCAACACGCGGGCCAATGCTTGCCCTATACCTGCAGTCTGACCGGTGATTGCGATCTTCATATCAATAATAATCCTTGTATTGTATACCCCTCAGACTATCCTGCTGATTGATAAAATTTTGTAACTCTTCTGAATTATCTACTCCTGAAGCCACCAGGTCAACTAGTTCGTCAGGAACATCTGCTGTGAGAGTGAAACGATTTCTGTGTTGGACATTTAAAACTTCTGGTTGTTCTAGCAATGCCCACGCATGTTTTATGTTGTTCTTGTGTATATGCTTGTATGTTCTTCAAGTCCCCGATGTTCAATGCCGATACTGTAGTCCAGGTATTTAACTCATGCACACCCATGGAGTTGTATGCGTTGATTGTTTGCTCAACATCTTTCCACTTTATGGGCCAGCGAACATAATCATGTATGCGATCTATTCCATCCAAGCTAACGGTCACTGTGATCTTGACTCCGCGTTTGATCAACTTAGGCAATGCAGACATCACGCGACTACCATTGGTGTTGAGGCGCAGATACTTCACATTAGGCGGCAGCTGATCCAATAGTTTCAGATAGTTTGGACTGGCGCTGGGTTCTCCGCCATTGATATCTATTCTTGTTATTCTATCTACCGGCAATTGATTGATTCGATCGCTGTTGTTGATCTTGATGTAATTTTTAGATTTTAAACTACCTATCTTGGTAGACAGATTTTCATTGCAGGTTTGGCAAGCACTATTGCAGATATTATCCAATACTCCGCTCAACAGGATGTAGTCGGATTTGATCAAGTTGTTTCTTGGATGATCATCCAAGGCATGCTGTCTTATACTTTTGTTACCAATGGATTCTGCTGTTTGGCATCTGATACATTCTCGAGGCCACGAATCATTTTCCATTGTGTGTTTGAGATCTGCCAGCCATGTGCTAGATTCTAATTCCGCCAAGGTATTAAATTCAGCTGGATCAATCATGTGTCCACACCGGCTCAGTGTGCCGTTGGAATTAAATCTTGCAAAATGATCAGTTCTAGGGCAATACACTTTTAGAAAGTAGGTTAAATCGTTGGCATGCTAGATCAAAAGATATTGTATGAGAGTTACGATAATGTTCAACTATCTCTGTCCAAGTCATCTCTGATCCTGCTAAATCCAATAGTATCTGATCTAAGAATAACCAAAGCTCTAATCCCGGGTCGTTAGATATCAATTTTTCTCTAAACTCATTATTGCTTGGTATAACATCTGCACGATCGTTATCTTCAACAATGAGATTAAAATCTTTAAAATCTCTTATTCTAATTTTAGTATTGAGTGATAGATATCGACTTAGATTCAATAGCCAATGAAATTGTGGAAGGTAATGTCTGTTTAAAAACTTGTATTGTTTGGCAAACCAAAATGCTGTAGCCTGATCTAGTTCTGGATGATCGCGTTTTAAATGTTGTAAGTATGTGTTAACGCCGCTCACATAGCGATCTTTAGCATCTCGAATGTATACATCAACAAAATCAACTCGCCGAATCTGCTCCGCAGCCAGCAAGTTTAGATTGTATTTTTCCTGAAGATTTCTTAGACTGCTAGTTCCGTTTTTGTGTATAAGATAAACCCATTGATTGTGAAGTGGTATTTCTACCACTTCACAATCATCAGAGAATAAGATAGAATCTATCTCAGTTAGCATTACTTGTTTTGACGACTACGGATCATGGCCAAGATATCCTCGGCCTTCTTGTTGCCTTCTGCTGGCTTGGCCACTGGTGCTGTTGCCACAGGAGTGTCGTCGTCCTCAAACGCATCTACGGGTGCTTTCGCAGCTGGTGCTTTAACCACCGGAACATCCTCATCCACATCTGCTGCGGCTGCACCGCTAGGTGCTTGCATACCAGCTGGACGGAAGTATTGTCCCCAACGCTCCATGTCAAATGCTTTGCCATCTACTGATGCTTCAAACATTTCTTTCATCACACGCAGTTCCACATCAGTGGGCTTCTTGGGCAAGAATGTGCTCAAGTCAAACAGGCCGTGTGTTTCAATGGCTGTTTGTTCGTCTTCAGTGAGTGCTGATTCTTTGCGGGCCCACTTTGAAGTGTTGTAGTCAGCGTAGCCGCCCTTCTGTGTCTTGGTGATACGGAAGTCCAGACCACTCATAGTGTCTGTGGGCAGATTTTCTAATTCAGGATCCATCAACGCACTCTT